TGTCTTAAGTTTTGATCCGGGATTGTCTTTACGATACTTAGCTACACCTTTCGCAGTCATACCTGCACCATCTTTGGTTTTGCGTTTATGACCACCTTTGATGGTGTGACCTTTCATTGTACCTTTCTCAGACATTCGTGCTACCTCATTGTTACCAAGAGGGCAAGTTGCCCTGCCCCCTTGAGTTAGTTATTTAAGCGAAAGCCGCTGCGGTTTCTGCAGTACCAAGTTCTGCGATAACTGCGAACACTCTGACCTTACCGTCGAAAGTTGCTGTATTAGCAATTAAGTCGATAGTGTCAGCTGCAGTGTAGAACTTACCTACGCTTGTTGTACCTGAAGCTAAAGCAGTATGACCTGCAACTGCTGAAGCATAGATATCATCGTCGGCATCGTCACCTAAGTCAAGAACTGGAGAACCAGTTGATGCTAAAGTAAGAACCTCAACACCTGCCATAAGAACCAAACTGTTAGCAGGAAGTTCAAAAACTTCTACTGAGTCGGCTGTAGTCAGACTTGTTGATGAGAAGTCAAGAACAACTTCCACGATTTGAGGTTTAATGCCGAGTGGAACACCAGCAGTAGCACCTGTAATAGTATAAGCGGGCATTATCTAGTCTCCCTTAAGCAAAATCTACAACGCCACGAACGATTGCTTCTTGTCTTAGAACTTTTCTTCCAAAAACATGCAATCCTCTAACGACGTCGGAGAATGATTCAGTTGAACGTACCACTTCAGTCTTTGCGATGTGGGACGCTGTTGCACATGATGAAATGTGACCAGCTAAAACAATATTCTCAGTTGCGTCAGTAGCTAATGTACCAGCAGCATCTGTTAATGTTACCTGATCGATTCCACCAGAGCTATTTAAAGCTGTAGACTTATAACATCTAAAACCCGCAAGAGTTCCGACTGTTGCAAGACCATTTCTTAGAGGAGATGTACCGTCGCCAGTTACCTGAACTTCAGCAATCTTGTTTCCTGCTTGGAAAACTTTCTCATAGAAAATTGGAGGTGCTACAAACCATCTGTTCTCTTCAGGTACAGACTCATCGTCAAGAAGTCTAGCCATAGCGAGCATCATATTGATACCTGCATCGTCTGTCTCAACGTTGATAGGAGCAGCAGTTGTTCCTAATGTACCTGCAGCGGCAGTAGTTGTTAAAGTTGTACCTGATACTGCAGATGCGGCAATTCCAGCACCGTCAGATAAGGTTTGAAGAACGTTTGCATCGAACTTTCTCTTTAGAGCATAAGCACCTGAAGAAGTTGCTAGTGCTTCAAAGTTAATGTGAGAGTGTCTCTCTTCGATGTCGTCTATTTTGAATGCGAAAGCATTGGCTTGGTCGACAGTCAATGTAATTTGATCGTCTGCCAAGTCTTGTGGGTTAACTACAGAACCTCTTGAATATGAAGACACAGTCAGTGTTGGTTCTTTCATTATGTTAACAGTATCACCAAAGTTTTCAATTTCGCCAGTATAGTCGGTATTCGTAATATCTTCTGCAACCGAAGCTCTACGGAAGAACTTAAGAACTTTTTGGCTAAAGATTTCGGGAGCAAAATTACCTGACGGTAAATTATTGTACCCTGAAGCTGAATTAAAAGCCATTTTTCTATCCTTCCTCTATTTGAGGTTAGTTATTGAGTTATTCGCCCTTCGGCTCGTGCTTGGTCGATTTCTTTTTCAAGTTTCTCGAACTCCCACGGCTTGAGTTTGGCGATTTCAGACACTTTCCAAATCTTTCCTTTTTGATCAGTTATCGCAACATCTTTTGGTTGAGTTTTAGTCACCGTAGCTGCTGGGTCACTTTTCATAGACTTGGTTGGTTTTTTCGCAGATATGCCCATTTCTGCTTTGTAAAGAGATACTATTTTAGAAGCCCATTTAGCATTAGTATTGTTTTTATATATACCGTTACTTAATTCTTCAGGCTGATCATCGAGCCAAGCAATGAATTTCTCATCACTCTTTAACGTACCAAAATCAGGGTGCAAACGAAGTAATTCTTCATATGCTTTCTCTTTCTTAAGAGCTTTCTCCCTCTCTTTAACGACTTGGATTTCTTCTCGTAGACTAGCAACTGTCTGTTCAGTTTTTAAACCAGAAACAGTTTCCACTACTTCAAAAACATCAGGGTACTTTTCTTTAAACTCCTGAAGTTCTTCCGCAGATTTTGGAGGAACAGTTCCTTGTGGTAAACTTTGCATGTTTTCTTTAATTGCTTTTATCTCACTAGCTAGCTGTTCACGCTCACTTTTGAACTCGTTGAGTTTAGCATCATAATGTTTTTTAAGATCATCATAACGCTTTTTGTAATCGTGTTCTTCTGCTGGCTGTTTTGATTCTACGAAACTTGTACTTTCCTCTTGAGTAGCCACTTCTTGTTGTTGTTCTTCTTCCTGAGTGGGGTCTTGAGCTTGTACTTCATCGTCATCATCATCTCTATCCACTTCCTCACGATATTTATTTTTGTAAAGATTTGGATTGTTAAGAACTCCAAAGGAGTCATTCGGTTTGTTTGCTCTTGCACCTTTTACTTGTTTTGCCATTGTATTTACCTCATTTATTGCAGTGCCACATGGCTGTGGGTAGCTGCTTCGGTTTGTCAGGGCCAGTGATATTACTGGGTAGCTGACGGATTCTTAATTGGTGTGTAGTCGTAAATAAATCCTTCTTCACCACTAAGAGTTGCATCTCCCATCTCTGTGGGGGCAAACCCTGTTACTGTTCCCAGTATAGGCACTCCTTTAGATACAACATTTTTAACTAAACTATCTACTACTAGTTTTCCAAAAGCTTTAGGACTTCTATTTGCAGTCTCTAATAGCATTATTGTTGCTTTATCTTTTTCTTTTGGAAATACTCCTTCATACATAAAATCTGTGAAGGCTTTAATACTTCTGTTTCCTCTTTTAACTTCGTTAGCCATATAATCTATGTACTTTAATGACTGAAATATTCTAGATTTTTCATTTTTTGTTAAATTTTTAGGTAACTTAGATTCTTCTTTTTCCATCATATGTCGAGCTATATTTTTCTTTAAGAAAGCTTTTTTTGCACCTTTTTTGTATTCGTCAAAAGTAAGCTCCATAGTTTTTGCAACTTCACCATATGTTTTTGTAAAATTTTTATTTGGAGAAAACCAAGAGCCAGTATATTTATCTTGAAGTAGAGCAGCTCTTTTAGGTATTTTTGAAGGTTCACCTCTATAAAGTGTAACTTTTTGTTCGCCACCCTTTGCAGCAAAGCCTTCACCAGCTTGTACCTTTTCTTGGTTACCAGCTTTTTGCCTGCGTTCTACTTCACGCTTACCTTTGTTATTTATTTTTTCTAATTTATCGTAGCCTATCGCTTTTGCTACGTGTGGAGGGACAACAACTTCGCCACGAGATATTTGTATATCTAACTCTTCTCTACTTGGTATTTTACCAATCTTAAAGTTTTTGTCAACCCCTATATCTCTGGTCATGGCTTTCTGGTAGCCTTCAGCTAATATTTTCTGTATGTCTATAGAGCCTGCATACTCCACAGCAGGAGCGTTGATTACGAATGTTCCGTCTTTTACTTTTAGTGGAATGTCATCTGCAATGGTTGTTTGATCACTGTAGTTTTCAGGAGGTCCACCAATAAATCCTGCAGGTTCGGCTTCACCTTTGCCACCAAGTGCAAAACCGTTTCCTACTCTTCCTCCTTTAGCAGTCCATCCTCCGCCAAAGCTATCTGATTGTTCGTCATTATCTACTCCAGATGAATCGTTAAGACCCGACCCTCCCCCGCTTGGAGAAGAAGGATCATTATCTGTACTTTGATACCCTGCACCAGTAGGTCCACCTAAATTTCCTGATGAACCAACTGCACCTGCTGATGGTCCTAGCCCTGATCCGTAAGTTACACCAGTTATGCCTGCTCTTCTATCTGATGCTTTAGTCGATTTTTCAGCTAGTGATTGAGAAAGAGTAGGTTTATCTGGATCTATAACATTACCCCAAAAATTTGTATTATTTCTAACGTCTTTTAAAGAGTTTATTACATCTTTTTTATCTATTCCGTAAACTCTTGCTGTAATTTCAACATCTTTCATTGATCCTGCTCTTGCCCCTCCAGATATTGTTTGCAAATAACCTCTTTCGTCGTACCCTCTACCAAACCCTGTGTTAACAGCCATACTATTAGTTCCAACTTCAGTTTGTGTGTTGTAACCTAAAGGAGCATAGCCTTTACTTATTGCTTCTAAAGCTGTTAGTTGATTTATATCTAAATTAGTAGTACCAGTGTAAGTCTTACCAAGAGGGCCCCTGCTTACAAGTTGCCCTCCTATATAACCAAAAAACCCAGTAGGAGATTTTTTTCCACCATACCCTGTCATAGCATTTGCATTCATAGCTGCTATACTCTGGGATATATTGTTACTTTGTATAGAATAGTTTATATCCATAACTGTTCCTAAAACAGCATGACTAGGTCTAGCTGATGGATTACCAAGAGGATCTTGGACTGTTGTTACATTGGCAAATGCACTTACTAAGTTTGTTGCAATTGGATTAAACCCTAACATACCAAGAGCTTTTTTACCAACACTCTTAGCCACTTTCTCTGCTGTAATTGATTTTATGTCTTGCTTGACATCTTTTACACTTTGCGGAGCAGCAAGTGA